AAAAATCAATCATTGCCGCCCCCAAACGCTGTGGATATGGTTTTTGTAATATCAAGGTTAACCTGCGGCATACTCATGCCACCATTGTCGCCGCCCAGTTCCGCATAGCCTTCGATATCGTCCCACGTATCACGGAAGTTTTGATCACCCGATAAAATACGTGCTATTTTTACCGCAATCATTTCTAACGATTCCCGTTGCATGTTATTTAGCACATCCCAATTTTTACCCGTCGCCATGACGCCCTTTAATGTTTGGCTAATGTTGGCGGTGTCGCGATAGTTGCCGTGGGTCTTCTGCTTCGTCGTATCCATTTTCTTTTCCTTTCACACAAAATTTCTGCTTGTTTGTTTAATGTAACTCTCAGCTTCCGCCACCAATTCAGAAATGGTCGGCGGAAACTTGGCTTTCGTTAAGATGCCCTCTGCGGGGTCTGCTAATCGGTGCAGCACCTCTGCGGGATACCGCTCCAAAGCTTTCGCTGCGTTTTCCAACAACAACGATGGGTTTGGGATGTGGTTCAGGTTGTAGCAGTTGTATATTTTCGCTACCGCCCTTTCCGGTGTAGTCCTCTCCAAACTCAGCGGCCCATTGCGCCTTTCTTCTTTCGCTTGCCGCTTCAAGTTCTGCGAATGCATCAGCTATCTCCTTATGTTTTTTAGTTTTCCTATCTTTTTTGCCGCCCAAAATAGCGACGATGTACGGGATCGCATCAGTCGGCTCTTGATCTACAGCCGCCTGTATTGCGTCCATTACCTTCTCTTGATCCTGCCCCGCCATCTTGAGACATCGACCAATAAATGAGTTTACGGTGGCTTTTGCAACGCCCAACGATATTAGCATTCCCACCGCCTGATCCCAGAACGCCTTGGAATTGTCTATAGGCGTCTCTTCAGGAATATCAAAAATGCTAATTAGTGGATCTTCCAACTCCGTAGGAGTTGTATCTTGTTCTAAGTCTTGTTGTTCATGCCGCATTTTGCGGGTAGGGGTATCCGCATTTTGCGGGTAGGGTGCTTTGATGTCAGTAAATAGCAAATCGTATAAGTTACTATTTTTCCCACCATCCTCTTTCTGGCGGCCATGCTTTCTTACAAGCCCTTTCTCAATCAATTTATCAATCGTCCGGTGAACCGTATCAATGCTTACATTGACCAATTCAGCCACCTTCTTTAACGAAGGGAAACAACCACCGTTTTCTGTGTGGAAATCAGCCAAACCTATCAAAACGCACTTTTCTGTCGGCGAAAGTCCGCGCTGTTCCCACGCCCAAATTTTTGCAAACCCGCTCACGATTTGCCTCCTTCACTATTAATTAAAATCCAATAGCTATTAGCAATTTGAACTCCCCTTTCATCGTATCTTGGTTTTTTTCTTATAAGATTAGCGGTTTTTAACTCTTTTAATGATAAAGAGACGCTATTTATTGATAAACCAGTGTTGAAAGATAATTGTCGCTTTGTGAGAGAACAAAAATAATTTTCATCATCTGCGTGAAAGGCAAGAACAATCAAAACAAATTTAGCCCGCCAAGAAAGGTTGGTTTGATTTGTTGCCCAATATGTAGCTATTTGAGACATGACGACATACTACCTATTGTAAGGCGGTCGTCTTTGGACTATATGAAAAGTAGTCCTGAACTTCCGCTGCTACCAAGTTTAAGGATCAGGGATTGCCGTCCCACTTCCTCCAACGGCCCCTATTCGGGGTCGCTTATGTTTTTTAACCTAACACGCTTCTTCTTTTTGGTCAACTTCGGATTCCACCCAATAAGGTGTTCCGTGATTTTGACCCCATGATAAAGTTCAGCGGCCTTCTTCCTGAGACGATATGCCGCATCCTTGGCGGTCCCAGTGGATTTCACGTCTTCGTAGATACAATCACCAGTTTTCGTATCTATGTACGAAAAATCACAAGTGTATGTACAATATTTCTTATCCTCAATGTAAACGTCAAAGCCGTACTGCAATTGCAAATCTTTAATTGCGCCAGCCTTTTCCGCCAACTTTAATTCCAGATATCGCTTCGCCTCACCCTTGCTATCAAAAGTGATCCCATCAAATGTCCGGTCGGCCTTAGGCGATACTTTAAACTTCGGGGGCATCATCAGCGTCCTTTGGGAAGAAGTCATCCTTCGTTAATATAATCCCACGTTGCTTCGCCGCAACCATTAACTCAATCTGGCGGCGTGTAGGGATAAATCCACCCGTCCCACCTTTCTCAGTGGGCCACGTCCATTTGTATATCGCTTGTGTAGACATCGCCAGCATATCAGCAACACGGCGGGGGCCGCCAAGTTTCTTGATTACCCGTTGTGCAACCATATGAACCATTATTTTTCTCCGATCTATGTTGACAACTTATCAACCAGATGTTTAACTGTCAAGCATCAACAACGGGGAAATTTAAAATGGTTGAAACTTCAAAACCTTGGACTTGGGAAGAACTTAAACTTGTTTCGGATTTGGCATCCAAAGGCTTTACCGCAAAGAATATTGCGCTTGAGTTAATTGGCCGTAACAAAAACTCCGTCATTGGTATATGCCACAGACGGGGGATCAAATTACTGCAAAGAACCATTCAAAAAGAAAAGCCATATCTCCCTCTTTCTAACAAGGAGCGGGAAAAGAAAAAACAGACTAATTACAATATTAACAAACCAAAGAGAGTTCGCTTACCGCCTATAAAAGTTCTTGAGACACATAAGGATGAGAATTTCGTCCCACTGTATAAAACATTGGAAGATTTACGATACTTTGAATGCAAAGCGATTGTTGGGCCAATTAAGAATATGGAAACACCATATTGCGGTCATCCGGTTGTTGCGGGTAAATCATGGTGTCCGTATCATTTTAAAATTTATACAGTTCCATCAAAAAGCCGCGCCGCATGAGACAGAGTGAACGGGAATGGGCGGTATTTACTGAACGGTTTAAAAGTTCACGACGCGCAGTATTTAAAGTAGCGGAGTATATCTGGCGGGAGAAGGGATTGGGCGTAACTATTCCTTCTATGGAATTGGCACCAAGCATTCATCAATCAGCGCACTACGTCGATAAGGGTGACATTATTTGTCATACCGCCCGTGGTAATGAGTTTATTATAGAAGTGAAGGGAGTAAGTACGGAATTTACTTGTGCGGAAGATTTTCCGTTCAAAACAATGATTGTCAATGAAGTTGTAAAAGCTGACCGGATTGATGCTTTTGCATATTTCATTGTGAATAAAGCATTGACTCATGCGTTTGTTTTAAAGACAGACACTAAGGATCAATGGGGCATAAAAGATGTGCATGATAAAAGACGCGGTGATACTGAAGAAATGTATTACTGCGAATTATCTTGCGGAGAATTTGTTGAACTATAATTCAGTAGTTGACAATTTATCAAATCAGTGGCATCTATCATTCACTAACAACGGGAATCAAAAACATGGCACTTACGAAGGAACAAAAAGAGTTCCGCTCCAAACTATTGGGCGGCTCTGATGCTAATACAATCATGGGCGGCGACGAAGAGCGTCTCCTGAAACTTTGGAAAATTAAAACGGGGCAAGAAGAAGACGATGATCTGTCCGACGCACTTCCAGTACAAATGGGGGTTTTTACAGAACCTTTTAACATACAGTGGTTTACGAAACAGACAGGTCGTCATGTTACGGATAACGGCGTTCAGAAAGTTAGTGTATCTCACTCTTTCATGGGATGCACCCTTGACGGACTCACAGACGACGGCCTCACTGTTTTCGAAGCTAAACACGTTTCTGCGTTCGCTAAGGACGATGAGATTATGGACCGCTACTATCCCCAACTAACACACAATATGCTTGTGTGCGGGATAGAGAAAGCCGTCCTGTCTGTGTTTTACGGTAACCATAAGTGGGACAAGTACGACATAAATCTGGATGCGATTTATGCGGATATCCTCATAGGGGCGGAACAACGTTTCTGGGAATGTGTCAAAAGTGGCACACCGCCAGTTACGATAACGGTGCGGCCTCCGGTGGATGCGGTGCGCCGCGTTGATATGACGGGTAACAATGCGTGGGCAAATTTTGCGAATCAATTGCAACTAAACTCAGTTGGTAAAAAACTATATGACGAAGCCGCTTCTGGTTTGAAGGGACTCATGGAGGAGGACATGGCAGAAGCGTTTGGATACGGGGTCAGCATTAAGCGCGATAAGCGGGGTGCGTTGAGACTGAAGGGGGATTGAGATGGATATTGTGGAAAAACTTCGACTGGTTGATTGCCAGTTTTGGTGGAAACCGTTGGGGCATGGGATTGATACAGATTTGGATGTTCCCGCTTATGAGTTAGGCGCGTTATCACATGAGGCCGCCGATGAGATTGAGCGAGAAAGAGGGCGGTCGGACCATCTTATTGAGCATGGTATCCGGCTTGCCAAAACTATACGTGAATTGGAAAAAATTTGCCCAAATGTACCCCGTTACTTTTGGCTTTCTGCAAAAAAATCTTATTCAGTCTTTATGCAGGAAGAAACGGATTGGTTAAAAAGAAGGGTTGAATGGGAGAAAAAATGTTTTGGTGATCCGCCGGAACCAGTATTTAGGGAGAATGATTGATGTCGGAAGGCGTTGAGGTGATGAAAATCGTGATGTACCCAGATGGGTTCCAAATAGAAATGCACCCATTGGTGGCGGAACCTGAGGGAGAGTTTGTAAGGGATCGTTTGGCGGAATTGATGCCAGCTATCTTGAAGCAATTGAAAAACCCTGATCAAGTTCAGGAAATATCTATAGATGGCGGGAATGCCCACGGTGTTCTTTGGCCCATCCAAACCAACAGCAACCCAAATAAAAAAGCAAATTGAAAGGAAAAACTATGAAGACCAGTTTAGAAATTGATGCCCTGTCAACAGCTTTAGCCGCCGCACAGGGTGCATTGAAGAACCCGCCTAAGAACAAGATCAACCCGCACTTTAAATCCCGCTACGTGGACCTCTCTGACGGTCTGGATGCAATCCGTGAATGCTACGCAAAGCATGGGTTGGCGTTTATCCAAGGCACGTCCGTAGTGGATAGTATAATAATCCTTAACACCCGTATTGTTCACAAGAGTGGACAATGGCTTGAATCGGATTATCCAGTTGGTGGTTTTGGACGCCCACAAGAGATGGGTTCCGCAATGACCTACGCCCGCCGCTATGCCCTGTTTGGCTTAGTCGGTGTCGCGGGTGAAGACGATGACGATGGCAACGCTGCTCAGGCGGCTGAGACGACACCCGTAAAGGGCAAGGTAGCGCCAAAGCAAATGGAACCCGGCCTTACTCCGAAAGATAGTGAAAATCTGATGGGCGTGATCAAGGGTGCTATGGAAATGTGCGAAGACGGTCAGCAATTATCTGATTGGGCAACGGAGAACAAAGATAAGATCGCAATGCTTCTCCCTACCCATCGCAAAGAATTGCAAGACTATTACAAGTCACGCAGGGACGAACTGAAAGGCAATGGCTGAGGTTATTTATGTCCGCCGTAATGGGAGCAAATTGGAACCTTGCTCCTTAGCGGACGAAGGTGCTTTGTTGGAGTTCCCTACGGGGAAAGACTTATCCGTTACGATAAGCCGCCCCCGTAGTAGCAAGCAACATAGGTTCTTCTGGGCGCTGATCCAGAAGATTTGTGAGAACCACGATACATACCGGAGGCCGGAGCAACTACTACTTTGGTTGAAGATACGCCTTGGGTATGTGGAAGAGGTAAGGTTCCATGACGATAAAGTTTGGTGGGTTGCAAAATCCATCAGCTTTAACGCTATGGATCAAGAAGAGTTCCGTAAATTCTTTGAGAATGCCTTGGATGTAATTTCGGAAGAAGTAATACCAGAAATAAACCAGTATGAACTGCTACATGAGGTAGAACAAATGCTTGGTTTCAACATTGTAGATACATGGAGTTAAAATGGCTTCAAAAGAAGAGTTAAAAGCAATGGCCGATAATATTCTTTTGCGGGACAAATTAAGGTCAATGCGGGGTAAATTGGGTGCTATTACAAAGAACCGTAAAGCAACTAAACATCAAAAAGCAATTGCACAAAGCGCACTGAAAGGTAAATAAAATGGCGTGGGAAAAGAAACACGGCGACGTAACATTGTTCGCCAACGACCGTAAGACGAAAGACACTCAGCCTGACTGGCGGGGTACGATTCATATCCAAGGCAAGGATTATGAGATCGCGTTGTGGAATAAAACATCTAAGAACGGGAATACGTTCATTTCCGGACGGATGGGCGATGAAGCGAAGCCGCCAGAGGCAAAGGGTTCATTCCCTAATGCGCCACGTCCTGCCCCCAAGCCAACGTCCTCCATTAAGGACGCATTGGACTCAGACTTGCCGTGGTAAAAAGAGCGTCAATATCGACGAAAAAACGGGTAGCCCTGTTCCAAAAACATGACGGGGTCTGTCACATATGTGGAGGTAAGATAAATGTTGGAGAGGCTTGGGAGTTGGAGCATAGAATTCCTCTTGCGATGGGCGGGGAAGATATTGAGGCTAACTGGGAATTGGCCCATATTAAATGCCATAGAACAAAAACGACTGATGACGTGGGTAAAATTGCAAAGGCTAAGAGGCGCGAAGCACGTCACCTTGGAGTTAACGTATCTCGGACGCCGTTACCTTTTGGTAAAAAGTCCGAATTCAAACGTAAATTAGACGGAACTATAGTCAGGAGGGATGAAAAATGATGACTATCAAC